GAGAACGCAGGGAGCTAGGACCAGGGAGGACCCGTGATACATATACAACTACATAGTGTGTGCTGTTCATGATCATCACTATATCTGGTGTGGATACCCGTAAAGGGGGAGAGGGGGGCATCAGCCAATCACCCCTCGCTGCTTGAGCTCATGCGTAAAACGCTTCTGGAAGGTGTCAAGGATATGCTGCTTAAGCTTTGGCAACACCCGTGGTTGGTTCACCATAGTTGCAATACCAACGGCGCTGCTCTCTATGATTCTCGCATTACCTGCCTTGGTCTTGCCACCAGCAGGATCGCGCCTGAATACACCCTTATGACCTGATCTCATAGTAGAGAAGAACTGCCGCAGCATAGCAGTAGGCCCACCTCTCAGCGTCTGCACTCGTATACCAACCAACGTCTTAGCGCCCTTGCTGTAAGCCTGTCCACCACGCCTAGCAGTCTGCCTTGATCGTGCTGCAGTCAAACGGAACTCTTTAGCTCCGAAGTACACAAGACTGATGCCGCCAGACCAGAATGTAATAGTAGCCGACAGATCATTGCCAACACCTCCAGACACCTCTATACGTGGCTTGCCTGTTGCCATCGTCTCCAGGTTGCGCTTGCCTATATTCCAGACACTGGTAATTAATTTGCTGGCCTCAGACCTCGCCGATGTCTTGGTACGGCCTATTGCAGCCTTCGCTGCACCTTGTACCTTCTGTGGGTCCAGGCTCTTCAATAACTTGTCAACACCTTCCAGCTTTATCGATACAAATCCAGGGCTAGACATGTCCGCCCCCTACAGGATGATGGACGGTTTCTTTTCCTACCTGGTGGGAGGGGGGGAGGGCAGAACGGCGGGACACTGAAAGACCTGAGTGCGCAGCTGCGCTGCGTGATGCCTGAGTCAAGATCCACATGGCTAGTATCCCAAGCCCTTCAAAGCATCGAGCATCTTAGCTGCATAGCATATAGCTGTGCCTGGCTTAACCCCTGACAGATCAATTAACCAACTCTGCTCCACCTCAGCCCAGGCATCACGAAGCGCCATAACAATAACCGGATCAACCCCGAAAGCCGCCTTGTCACCAACAGCATTCGTAACCTTGCCAAACGAGGCAGACACACTCACAACATCAGTGTTGAGGTCAGTATATTCAGCAGACGCCTTGACCACTGGGCCCGTAGGCAGAACACCAGAACCGAAATAATCAGGCTCATGATCAGTAGCAACAGGATTTTTAGGCGCGGGCTTTTTCGCAGATACCGGCACAACCCCAGACCTCAACTTCAGAGCCAGGCGAGCCCTATGGTTACATGAGCCACACTTGCCGTTAGACTCGTACACCCGCATCTTGTTACACTCCGGACAAATAAACTTATCGCCCTTCTTAACCCCAGAAACTGTCTTTGCTCTTGCGGCCATATCCACAACCTCCACCGGCCTAATAACCTCTATGACGGGCTCAACACATTCAGAAACAGGCGCAAACTCTTCACACCAACGGCATGTATAAGACCCGCTTTGCCGATACTGCAAACACTTGGCATCACCAGGCGCAACTCGTGCAGATAACTCACAGGCCATGTTTAACCGCCAGCTGGTGGATCACGTCTCCAAATTCCTCAACGCTGCAATGGAAACAAAAGCCAGTCTGCAAATTGCGAAACCAGACAGTATTCACTTCCTTGGCAAACTCCCATGGCTCCGAAATAAAACCCATGCTACACCTCATAAATAGATAAAAAGCCCCGGCAGGAGGGAAGGAGGAACGCCCGCCGGGTAAGTGTTAAGGCCTCACCCCATCAATGCCCCTGTAATACTCAGGCACATGATTGCTGCAGCTAACTGGATACCCGTTGATCCGATTCATGATCGACTCATAATGGTGGCGGTTGTAGTCAACGCAACCCGCTGACATCTTGCACCAGCTACACAGGCAGCTATAGCCCAACACGTCAAACATATCCGTTCTTGCTGACTCACCTCGCTGGGCCATAACATCACCGCCTAACCATTGGCTGCAACACCAACAGCGCCTCAACATGATCCATCTGATCAGCGGTAGGGGTCTGCAGCCGATAAGCTGCAGGGCGGTCATATGTAACCGTAACAGGCTGGCTGTAGAACTGCTCCTGGATCTCGGCGGTCTTAACCAAACCATCAACGCACGACCAGCACACCAAACCAATCAACAGCACCAACATAACCGCAGCCATAAACAAACTTGTCTTGTCTCCAACCGGTTCAAACTGGTGATGATGCGGCAGATACACCTTGTAATCACGCATGGCTTGTCCTCCTGGTAGAAGTGATAGATCTCATCAACTCAATAGACTCGTGACGCTTACCCTGCTTTGCTAACTGCAGCGCCTGCTGCTTAATGCGGTCAACCTCGTTCAACACCGGCTGTGGCTGGATAGTTACCAAACCAGCCTGCATAAGCATCGCTTCAAGGCGGTCAAGGCGTGCTGCTATATCGTCAAGGGTAGTTGCCATTTAACACCGTGTTAATAATATCAATCAAAAAAAAAGCCGACCTCAACACCAAAAGCAGAGGCCAGCTGACCAAGTTTATTAGCATCCGGAGCCGTATTGCCTCGCTCCCAATTGTTAATAGCCATAGGCGTACATGCGCCACCCATTAGCTCTGATACCCGCTTGAGCGACAATCTTTGTTCCCACCGCAATTGGTGTATTTTTTCGCCATTAAATTTCATAGTGTTCACTTATTAACACCGTGTTATTTGATTGTCAATATCTTTTTAACAGCGTAAAATTAGAATTATGAAAGTCATAGACTACATAAGGCAAAAAGTTAAAGAATGCGGGTCTCAATCCGCTGTTGCCCGTAAGTGCGGTATCAGCCAGGCGCTGGTCAATAAAATGATGTACGACTATTATGATGTGCAGGTTGGCACCATTTACAAAATAGCCGCGGCATACGGCATCAACCCTGCAGTATTTATACAATCAGAAATACCTCTCGTTAGCGAACATCCTGAATCATACCAAATACTATCAGATGATGAACAAGCCATACTGGAAATGATCAAAGGCGATCCTGGGCTTGCCAGACAAGTGAGGCGCTTCACTCAGTTCGAAAAACAAGCAGACGCGGAAGATCTAAAAATAGACACAACTAAAGCAGCATAGTTTATTAATATTTTCCAATCAAACTGCCGTCTATAGGTCAAATGCGAAGTACCAGGGGGAAAACCCCTATACGGTTTGTCACTACATTGTCATTACGTTGTTATTACAAGGGATTAAATCAGACAGGTTAAGGCTAGTGGCGTGACTCGCGGTGAATTAAAAATCTTAAGTAAGCAGAAACCGACATATTATTTTTATCAGCGAGTTGTTGCAGCAGGTCCTTTTCTTCGTCCGTAACTCTAATCTGCACAAGTGACAGCTTGAGCTTAGGCATGTGGCGTATATACAACGGCAAGACAAATAAGGCAAGAATAGGAATCTGAATATGGAGGCAAATACGAAACCATGAAAATACTCAACGTAACAATAATGATGTTTATATCCGCATTATCACTTCTTTTGAGTGGTTGCGGCATAATCAAATGCGGGTTGCTTGATGATTGCCGGAGCAATCCAGCTGCTGAAACAGATGTTATTGAGATACCCGCAAACCGGCTGTTTGCATACACCATCCCGCCATCAAATTACGCCACCATCAGCATCACCCGTGATGATAACTTTGTAGATTCAAGCTGCTTTGATCTACTTTTTATTAACGGTCAGAAGGTAGCCAGGATAGGTATAAAAGAACGCATAACTATTAAAGTCCCTGCCGGAGAACTAACAATAAAAGCATCCATGCAAGATCACGAAGGCACATGGGGCTGCCGGTCTGACAGGGATATTATAAGAGAGTTTACTGTATCTACAGACCAGCATAAAAAATACAGGATTACCCATAACGTGTCTCCCATGGATATAGATATACAAAGGACTGAATAAACGACATGCCGCACCTGGTTTATTGACAACAGTTATTTACTGAAGAATTTCAAAGCGGGGTGGCAACATGAAAAAACTTTTTCTATTAGCTGCTGTAGTTATGGGGTTAGCCGGGTGCGCATCACCTCGTATTACTACCACTCAGATGGACCCTAAAAGCGCCAACTATGAACGAGTGATAGAATTACCAGGTTTAAATGCACAATCCATTTATGAAAGATCTTTACAATGGTACGCAATATCATTTCATTCATCAAAACAGGCAATAGAGTATCAAAATAAAAATGAAGGTAAGATTATAGCAAAAGGCAATGATATTATTTACCATAAAAGCAGCTTGGGCTCTGTTCCAGTTCCAATAGGATTTACAATCATTCAAGATATTAAAGATAACAGAACGCGTGTTAGTTTTGAAAATTTTGGATTAAACGATCTTTATGGCAATAAATATGAATCAATATACCAAGAAGCTTGGACGCAAATGCAGCCAAAACTAAAACAGTATGCCGATGCAATCGAGTGGCATATAAAATCAAAAAACCAGACATGGTGATATAGCCATGAGCGTCTACAACCACCCAACAAAGCCCGGCTGGCAGATGATCAAGATCAGCCACGGGCGCAAAGGCAAGCCGGAATACATCCCATATCCTGGTGGCCGGGATGACGCTCTGATGTACGAGCGGGAGCTGCGGGGCCTCACCGATACCACTGACCCGGGTTTTTTAGATAAACTGCCAGAGTTCCGCATTGCCTACAAAAATGAGGTCATGGAGTCAACATACGGTGACTTTGAGTGGGCGTGGAAACAGATAGAGCCTTTCTTTGATACAATGAAAATAAGGCACATCACCCCAGTGATAATTGAGCAATACAAGGCCCACCGTCTCATGCAAAAAGCAAAGTCAACCGGTAAAAACATAGGACGCCGAACCATCAACCGTGAGCTGTCATACTTAGCTAAATATTTGAATTACTGTGGGTCAACATTAACTATCACTAAATTTAGAAAAAAAGACTGCGAACCTCCGCCACCTGAACCACTTAGCATGGATGATATGGATAAGATTGTAGCATTACTTCCGTATCCGATTAAGCAATTGGTCCAGCTCATGGAATACAACGGACTGAGACGCAATGAAGCAATGAACCTGAAATCCATAGACGCTGCAAAAGATGGCAGCTATGTAAGAGTATGGGGTAAAGGCGGAAAGTGGCGTGTGGCCCCAATAGAACTCAAAGAGCTCCAGGAAAGAATTAAAGGGGCTAAGAAAGTTAGGCCAAGCGGCTATCTATTTCCCAATCTTAAAACCATGCTTCCTTACAAAGACATCCGACGTCAACTTAAATCCGCAGTAGAAAAAGCAGAAGTATCCCAGCGGGTCTACAACCATTTGTTCCGCCACAGCTTTGCAACGGCATTGGTTGAGGGCGGTGAAAATTTGGCAGTGATCCAGGAGTTGATGGGTCATGCAGATATCAAGCAAACTCGTAACTACATCAAGCTTGTTACATCTCACACTAGAAGAGGAGCTGCAAAGCTTGTAGATAGAGACGTTGCTAAAGTTGCTACTCATAACAGTAAATAATTATAGTTAGTTGCGTCACGTTACACAAAGCTGGGGGTCTAGGGGTCGAAGGTTCGAATCCTTTCGCACCGACCATAAATAAAGGGTTTGCAGACTTTTTTCTGCAAACCCTTTATGCTTTTTATAGCAACATTTAGCAACAAATTTTTAAGGTGTCGGCGCAGGCACTCTTTCAACCCTGTAGAGGTGCTCCACCTGGGCCAGATCAGTGGCCGTGATGATCAGTTGTTTGTACTCAACCCGGCTGCCGGGCGTTTGGCAGGTGTTGCTGGCGGCAGGTATGGTTATGGTTGCCGTTGGTCCGGTTATGGTTATCGTGGTCACTGGTATGATCTCGGTATCTGTTCCGGCATCAATCAGACGGTAACTGGCAGATGATGGTGTGGCTTCTGATCCATCAGCGGCTTTGAATGTTGCGGTTACCTGGTATTCAGTTAATTCGGGTATGGTATCAGGGGTCACGGGTCACCTCAATAGTCGGGTATTCAGTAGTGGTTGTAACGGTTGGCCAGACTGCCAGTGTTGTTATGCTGGCCATGGCCGCAATGGTGGTGATGGTGCTGTAGGCAGCGTCAATTGATATCCCTGCGCAGGCTGCTACCAGGCTGATCACCGGCCAGGCTGTTGCGGTTATTTCTATGGCGGTGACGACATCCTGTGGCTGCGTTTCAGCAATAACCCCAAGGGTAGCTATTGCCAGAGCACTAAAACCGATTCCAAGCGTGGCCAATGATCGAGCGTTTATCATTGCCTGGTTACCGTGGTGCTGGTTGCATCACCGGTTAAGGCCATAACAACATCACCAAAGGTAATACTGGTCTGGCCTGTAACCAGTGGAGTAGAAGGATCAAGCCCCAGCCTGCCCCAGGCTTCAGCCAGTCTGGCGACTACCATAGCGCCGGAACTGTGCGCCCATACCGCTGCTGCCACTTCGTTTGCTGTTGGTGCAGGCGTCCCGCTGGTCACTACCGTATTCACAATATCCGCCTGAACGATAACCAGATCAGTCTCTTGTCCGGGCAGGTTTACCATTACTGGCAGGCTACCAGACATCCCGTAGAACGAGCCGCTGGTTATCTGAATAGTGCAACCGTCAATCGGAGGTGGTACACCTCTCCACCCCAGATCGTTTCTCAAAAACATATATGGCCCGATGAATCCGCCGTCAGGCTTAGGCACCATGATGATACTGAATGCAAACGGGTATTGTTTGTTCTCTGCCTGCCAGTCCACCCACCGACTCCAAAGCTGCTGCACAGAGAACGAGAACACGCCATTAACGGAAAACGCAGGGTCCATATGTATTCGTTTGTTTGGGCCATCAAAGATAAACATTATCTATCCTCTAAGAGATGTATGATGGGTCAACTTCTGCAACGGCTGAAATAGAGATACCCTTGCTCTGGGTGATAGTGCCTTCAGAGATGCCCGGCTTTGCGTTATCGGGATTGCCCCACACAAGCACTACGTTACGGTCTGTTGCGCCAGCGTACCCGCCTTGGGTGTTGCTGGAATAATCAAATGAGAACGGGATGCTCGCGCCGGTAATCGTGAAGTCGATGTCGTTACCATCTTTGTCCTTGACTACTATTGCAGTGCCTTCTGCGTAATCATCCCCGTTTGGAGTGGTCTTGTAGAATAGCGTAGCAGAACCTGTTCCACCGGCCGTCAGCGGAGTGTTAAAGTTAAACGTACCGGCAGAGGCGTAGGGATAAATACGCTCCACACTGTTCTTGTCAATGAACACAACTGAGTTCAAGTCAGCAGCAGCAGGGACGAAGTGCGCTCTTGAGTACAGGGTATCACCAACGAACCAGCAGATCAGGTCAGCGGTTTTACCAGTTACAACGCCAGAGTCTCCGTCCTCGTTGATGTCGCTGTTCTGACGAAGCAGGTACTGCATTTTGGTATAGACTTCACGGAGAGAACCGCCAACTGAGTTGTCTATCACCATTCTGAACGGATACGACCCGGCACCAATAGTCTTGTTCTGGTCAGCGGTGTAGTAGCCTATTGTGATTGACGTGTAGGGGGCAGTAGTCGAAACAGTTGCATCGTCATCACTGATCTTCAGGTCAGCAGAGGTTGAGAAAGAGAACGGAAGTTTCCAAGCCCCTGTACCTGCCTCGTTGATGTCGTCAAGCGAAACATCATCATATGTGTAACCCTGAGTACGGTTGAAAGTTTTGAAGAATGTCCGGCTGTCGAAATTGCCGTTGCTTGCATCGCCAAAAACCTGAACCATTGCGTTGGGAAGATCAGTAAACGGGTAATCAATAGCAGCACCACCAGACACTTTCTGATAGTAGCACTGCGAGCCAGCAGGGACAGACCCTTGGTTGACAGCACAGAAATATTCCCTGTTCAGCACGCCAGCCGATGAATATTCTTTTGCCCCGCCGTTACGCAGCTTGTTACGGGTTGCGTCGCTTCCCGGCTTCCAACCGTTGTTATTACCGCCGGGGTCACGACCAAATACGTACTGGCCGGACTTGTTATCCACTTTGTTCATAGGGAAAGGATAGGGCTTGTATGGTGCTGTGTCCCAGAGGGCGACAAACTTACTCCACAACACGTTCATATCAACGCCGTCTTTCGCAACCAGTGAGCCACCATCTGGCAGTTCAAAGGTACGGGCCACAAAATCAAAGGTCAGGTTCGTTCCTACAATTAGATCAGCAGGGCTTGTTATCATAGCCATGGCGGTTCTCCTTTATGCTACTAGACTTGGGTCTGCTACTTGGGTAAGTGGTACGGAACTGTCTGCACTTGGCAGCATGTAATTACGGATAGTGGTGTAAGGGAAATAGCCAGCCTTATAGACAGATACGTCAACGGCCTGCGGAGTTTCGTACTGGTATGTCCAGCTTGTCCCTGCCCAATCTTCTACCGTTGCCAATACTGTTTCGGTTCCAGCTGCAAGAATTACGACATCTGAACCTGATTGTAATCCGGTGAGCGTGAAGTTGTTCACATCCAACGGATACGCAATAGCTTCCTGTGCCGCCTTCGTAGTCGCTGTTGCCACTCTCAAGAACGTAATAGCAGTAGCGTTTGCAATAGCTGTCACTATCCTGATCTTCAGCTTAAACCCTGTAGTCGGGCTGATTGTTTCGGCAGTCAGGTTAGTGGTATTCAGTGTCAACCACGTACCGTTCCAGCCCGCACCCTTGTCAATCTGGTAGGTCAGGGTGTAGTTACCTATCGTGCCACCAGTCATAACTGGTGTGATGTTGGCGAATCCGGTATGCCCTTGAGCGAAGTAAGGCATTTCCCATATAGCCTCTGCACCTATGGCTCTCATTTCGATTCCACCGGCAGAGTTAAATTTGGCTACTCCAGCAGGGTTAGACCAGTAAGCTGCTGTCTCTGCGGTTGGCTCGTTCATTACCAGAATCACGGCACCATATCTGCCGCCCTGAAACTGCTCTATCCAGTGAGTGCCATACACAGAAGTCTGAGCGGTAGCCATGAAGATACCTGTACGCAGTCCCTTGGTATCAGCATTCAGCCACGCACACAATTCACCACGGGCTGTCTTTGTAGAGTGTATCCAAGGGTTTACAGACAGGACCTGTTCACGCAACATATTCTTATCGCTGTTGATGGTTGTAAACAGTCCGGTCTTTAGCTTGCCAACGAATGCTTTTTGTATCTTCACTGTATTGTTATTACCACCAGTCACAAACGCAGTTGCAGTGGCGTATAGGCCAGGACACCAAACGCCTGTTTTGCAGTAGTTTGCGGCTGAACCGACATTGCGTATTTTAATGTTTGTTGCAGCAGTGTAACTGACTAGACCGCTGGAAGGATGGCAATCATCTACTGCACCGTTAAGACCTGTTGTGATTCCGTCAACAGTAATACGGTCACACCCTGCTGCTACAGTTACACAATAGTAAGGTGTGGTCAGGTTGGTATGCCCTATCAAGCGGTCAACATAATCAAGATCATTGATGGTGATACCAACAGATGTTGCAATAGGGACGTTGCCGTTGAACACGTTCAGCCCGTTAAAGGTCAGGTTCTGACATGTGCCGATGTTCATGGCAATACCAGTTGAACGTGCATAGTTGATGATACCGCTGGTGATGTTATTAAGTGTCTGCCCTGCACAGTACAGTATTTCGCCGGAGTGGTCTGTTGTGCCGAGCAATGCCCGGCCTGCAACGATGTTGCTGACAGTGCCACCAGCAAAGTTTGAGGTGAGTTGCAATGCTCTGGCATCCTGTGCCGAATACATCCCTACGCCAACATCCTCTACATCAAGAGCAGTTGCACACTCGGTAACCTGAAAGCTCTCAGAGAAAGCACACCGTCTGATTCTTACCGAATATGCCTGATCGAACAAAGAACGCCCTGACAGAACGTAAAGCCCCTCAAGATCAATAGCCCCTGCAGTCGTAGTGGTGAACTCAGGACGTGAGGCTATGGTGGCGTTTGGTACGCTGTTGGTTGCCCTTGAAGCGGTAGCCACTTCTGCCCACAAGATATTGGAGATAAGCACTTTACAGCCAGTAGGAGGCACATGCCCGATAGTCCATTTCAGCGTTACGTTGCCCACAGCCATGCCGGTAACAAACGGGTAGTTGATGTCAATGGTGTTGGCAGCAACGGCTCTCATAATGTATCTGCCGTCTGTTGCACCTCCTGAAGTGAAGTCGCAGTAAACTTCGTTGCCGATAGCCATTGTGTGAGCAGTAGCGGTAATCTGGATTTTGCTGTTGACGGTTACTGCACCAGAAGTCAGGGCTGCTGCATGAGGATAGGCTATCAGGTACGTGTTAGCACCAGTTACGGCATAGATTGGATACACACCATCCACACCAGTACCTGAAGTGAAGTCAGCGTAAATGCTCTCGCCTTCGTTTAGTCCGTGTGCTGTGAAAGTAACAGTAACACCGGGACGAACAGTTACGTTTCCAGTGGTGTTAGCAGCAGTTACGTTAATGGTGTAGTTGTAGGCATCTAGGACTTCTACAATCGTGTAGGTTCCGTCTGGTGCTGTGCCTGTAGTGAAGTCATGGTAGACAGATTGCCCTGCTTCAAACAGGTGGGCAATAGTTCCAGTGGTTACAGTGACTACGTTTGAGGTGAGCGTATAAACGCAGCCTGTGGTATGGGCAATGCCAACGTAAGTCGAAGCCTGCCCTGCTACCAGTGCGTAGGTTCCAGCCATCGAAGATGCTTCACCAAACTGAACTGTACCGCCAGCAAAGGTCTTGCAGAACTTACCACGGGCATCTGTGTAGCCTTCTGCAAAACCCAGAGCAGAACGAACCCACCCGTTTGCAGCAGAGGACAGACCCTGCCAGAACTCGTATTCTCCTGATCCTGAAGCAGTCTCTACCCATGCACCGGGGCAGAAGTTGTTTGTCTGTACTGATGAGGTGGTAGGGATAAGAAGTGATTGCCCTACAGCACCGTTTGTCACACCGATCTGATATTTGTTGCCGCCGTCTCTGGTGGTGAACTTGCCTACTCGACCAACTATAAAGTTGACGGCTGCATCCCATGCTATTTCTATCCAGCTTGGTATATCAGCACCAGAGCAGGTTGCAGATATACCGCCCAAAGCACCAGCCGCAAAAGAACCGCCGGTTACTTCCCTAAGTTTGATAATGCCAGAAGCAGGTATCGCAGCACCGACGGCAGTAGGAGCAGAACCAATAGAGGCCCAACAGCCGAGATAATAACCAGCCACACCTCCCTGCGTGATAGATGTACCGATAGCTGGCGCATTACCTGTACCTCCTGTGTAGGCTATCTCCCTGACTGCTGACGAATCAATGTAGATCTCACCACCAATGTCGGTAAAGGTAGGAGAACCTAATGACCCTGTGAAACTGGCAGGAGCGTTGGCGTGGATTCTGGAGTCAGTGCGGATAGTGAACCTTGCACCGTTACCGATAGCAAACGCTTCACCAGCTGTTCGGGCGGTTCCTCCGTCAAGGAAGGTATTTGTAGTAATTGTTGCCATTTACCGCTCCCTATATTCAGGTGGTAGTTGCATCCGTTCTTGCTCTGATTCATACGATGTCCTGCAGTGATCAGGATCGAACCAGAACAGCCGATCAATCCATGGTCGCAACCAGTGATTAGTGCGCCACGCCCAGGCTGATATTGTTTCATCAGCCCAGCCTGATCCAAACGGCACGTTCAGCGCCTGATCTATCGCAATCAGGAACTGTTTCACCTGCTTGCAGCCAGCACAAACAGGTCGTGTCGCTGTGTGTCAGTCAGGCCCAACATAGTAGCCATGCCTATCACCTCCGGGTGATTCTCTTCTACCGCAGTCGCAAACTCCCACCAGTCCTTCAAGTCCTGATCGCCAGACGCAACGGCGGTTTCTACTTGTGTGCGCATACCGGTTGCAGTAAGTGCCTGCCGGATCTGCCGAGGTGAAACAGTGGTTGGCTGGACGGGCGGAGCTTCGTTTACCTCCACCAACCACCCCCCCTCCACAAAACGGCAGCTATGCGTCTGCGGGTCATACTCCGGCACAGGCAGTGCCGTTGCGTTCGCCCAATCTGCCACGGCTGGCAGCGGGTTTCTGATATACTCCAATGTCTGTGGATGATAATAGTTCATGCGTACACCTCCAATGCGTGTAATAGGTTGCGGCTGTCTGCCCACTGTGCGTGACCGCGCCAGCTGGCTATAAATTTACAGAGTTTGTCAGGCTGCCCTTGTAGGCGTTTGATGGTTTTCTTTGCCCGCGCAACAGATGATCGGCGCAGTAGTTTATGGGTTGGCCAGATACGGTAGCCAAGGAAGTTCAAGCCCTGCTGAAAAGGCGCAATCATCCAGCGGCTGAAGTCCAGCTTCATCACCGATTTACAGAACCACTTCAGGCCATAACGCAGCGTTTCAAGGTAATGCCTGCTGTGGCTAAAGATAACTGCATCGTCCATGTAGCGGATAAAGTTGCTGCGACCCAGCTCATGCACCAGATACTTGTCAAGAATGTTGCCGTACACATTGGCAAACAGTTGGCTGGTAAGGTTACCAATAGGCAGTCCGGTTCCGGTGTTGCTGTGAAACTTGGTGATAAGATCAAGGGTTGCCGGGCAGCTGATCTTGCGGCGGATCTCCTTGTGTAGAACTTCAAGGTTTATATTTTTGAAGTAGCCTGCGAAGTCGGTTTTTAGAAACCAGCCTTGCCCCTGCTGTTGCATCCGCCGCATGGTGGCCTGCGCTTTAATGGCTCCACGGTGGGTGCCTTTGTTTACTCTGCAGGCGTAGCTTTGTGGAAGAAAAGCCCGGTCAAATATAGGCTCGATCACTGCAACCAGAGCGTGCTGTACAACACGATCTGAAAACGGCAGGGCTGATATTTGTCTTTTCTTTGGTTCGTACACAGTAAAGGTGCGTTGCTCTCCTGGTTGATAGCTGCCATCTTTCAGGCTGGCTGATAGTCTGGCAATGTTCGCCGCCTCTTGCTGTTTAAAATGCAGATATCCCATGCTGCGGCGCTTACCGGCAGCGGCCCTTTGATAGGCAGCCCAAAGGGTGTCAGGGTGGCATATCTGGTGATAGAGGTTTTTATATCGCTTACCCATTGGGTTAAATCCTTTATTGCTGGCGCGGGTTTCGATGCTTCCTACTCGCCGCTCTCCAGACCGTGTAGTGTGTTTGCCTAAGCAGGCAGAGACGGGCTGACCACATATAAGGTCTGCTGCCTTCGCCGTAGCTGTTGCAGCATGGTAAAATTGTTCTGTCGTCACAGGCGGCCCGAACGCCAATGTTCCAATTGACGTTCCACGGGTAGTTGTTCCAATTCGAGCAACGGGAGCCGGAATAGGCTCCGTTCGTACGATTGCCGCTTTTGCCCCATCTCTACCTATCCTTCGCCTTGATCCATCCGCCCAACATCGCGCCTGTTTCTGCCAGATGAACACTGGCAACCTCATACTGGCGGCGCGACAACAGCTTTCTTGATGGATCAGCCAACAGGCGAAGAAATCCTCTGATTGTTGCTAAACCTGCATCGGCTATATGCAGGCGTGAAACCTGATTACTTTTTGCCGCATCGTTAAAAAGCCCTACCTGCGCCAGCATCACCCGCAGGGTTTCGTCACGCAGCACCCTATGCTTGTGGCTGACATTCAGCAAAATCGGGTACAGATAGTTGAGCGCACCTTCATAACGCTCAACTATCGACAAAGCCCTGTGTGGATCATGGCCAGACATCTCGCTTTCGCTCGACTAAACCAAAACCAGGTGGTCACAGGCGGCCCGAACGCCAAAGTACCAATCGACGCTCCACGGGTCGTAGACCCAAGACGAGCAACGGGAGCCGGAATAGGCTCCGCTCGTACGACCGCCGCCTAGAATTACTTTTGTGGTGTAGTTGGTCGTATAGAGCTGACCACGACCGCCGTTAACGTCTGCATACGCCCACGATTCACCATATTGGCCGGTATCATCACCCCATGTCCAGTGATGACCGCTGGCTTGCTCTATGCCATATTTGCTGGTGTAGCCAGCATTGCGCTGGGTGGTTGGATAAGTTGACGCCACAGCATCTATGCTTTGATTTTCAGTTACGCCAAAGGCTGCCAGAACAAATTCTTGCTCACGCATTAACCGCTTTTTGTAGGCGTTGACGATCTCGACAAAATCCCACCATTTAGGCGCGGCATACGTTGTGGTGCCGTTGCCGCCAAATTCAAGCGGCTTTTTAGGTAGCACCGTTCCGCTGGCAATGTCGGTGCCTGCCTTGCTGGTGCCGTTGGTGGTGTGGTTGGTGCCACAGAAATAAATATCAACCCAGATACGACCAGAAACCAAGGCCATGCCCTTAGGGTCACACTGCGGACGCCACTTCAGGTCCCATAACGAAAATTCGTTGATACCTGCAATACGGTCAACATCGGTCTGCGTCCAGATCATGCCGTTGCCTGTGGTGGCGAATGATCCACCCGCCACAGTAGTGCCAGCAGCCACAAGCCCGTAATGGAAACCGCCTATCAACCGGCTGTTGACTGTGGTGTATCCGGTAGGGTTGGTAAACGATGCATCAGCGCGGCATGTTCCATCATCACAGGCGTAAATGGCGTAGTCTGTGCCGCCTGTCAGCGTGGGCATGATAATTGCGGTGGCAATGGCAAAGGTAACAAGGGTGGTGCCTACCATTATCTTTGTTCCGGCCTTGACGCTGGCGGTAGCGGCTGCGGTTTTGGTGAAGGCTACTGAGGCGGAGGAGGCTTTAAAGAAGGCGTAAGGGTCAGGCGTCATATCCGGCAGTTGCCCGGAGGGTACTTTACCGTCACTGCCCAGGGTGGCCAGGCCGTTGGCAGAACCGCCAAACACCCCGGTTGTAGTGTTAAAGCTGGCCAGAACCGTGTCAGTCGTGCCGCTGTACATCTTAATCAGCCAGGGATTGGTGGTATCATCAATCCACATCATGCCTGCCACAATATATGACGGCCTACTACTGCCCCGGTGCATGCTGTGCAGCGCGTCACGCCAGCTGTTCATGTCGCTGGCTAACTGCGTACCTGATTGCAAATCAGGGTTTATGGTACCAAAATCAAACTGGCTCATCTGTTAAACCTCCTGTCCGTATCCGGTTGCTATTGCGTCAAAAGTGCGCTCAACGCCGGTTCCGGCGCTGTTAAAAAATCGTAGGGTGTAGCCGGTTTCGTCTTTACCGGTAACCGTTTTATAATCTCCGGCAAGCATATCCTGTCCGTCTATGGCCAGCGCTTTCAGCGATCTGAACCCCGGCACAAAATCAATCCGCAGGCCTGCAGCGGGGCAGGTAATATCTTGGGCGCTGATAATCCGGTCTGGCATATCAATATTGATGGACAGGGCAGGGATCTGCACCAGGATCTCCGGGCGGTACGAATACAGCAGCAACCTGAAACGGAAAGCACGGGCAGAATAATCACCGACAATAAATTCCTGCCAGGCAGACCAGTTATCAAGTGCCGGATCTTCTTGCGTGGTGCTTACCTGCAGCACCGCGTTCCATTCCCCTGGTTCTGCACCAGACAGCCGCACCACTGATGAAAGCGTAGACCATCCCGACATCACGTTAAGCGTATTGTTTCCAGTGGCCTGCATCTGGGCTGTCAGGCGGGATGTATAGATCAGACCCAGATCAATTACTGTGTCAGATTGATAGCTGCCTGATTGCGCGTAGCCATTAAGCCCGTAGGCCAGTGATTTAACAGCGGCAAGGCTTGTCCAGTCTGACAAGGTATCGGCACTGGCTAGTCTTAGTACGCCATCTACAACGGTGGTGCTGGCGTGAGTGCCAGACCAGACAGGGGCGGGATCAACCAGTTCAACAGCATTAAGCCCGGCAATTCCGGCAATAGAGCTGGTTACCATTGCAGCGTTGGTGCTTTCGCTGCCGCCGTAGCGTATGGCTTTAATCAGGTAGCTGCCAACCATGGCCGGTACGGTTATGCTGTTGCCAGATACTTGCGGCACCAGGGCAACAGAGCTGGACCAGCTGGCACCATCAACCGCCGGGCTGAATTTTACGGTGTAGTGTGAAAGGCCAATGTCTGAAACCGGCGCCCAGGATAGGTGCGCCTGGGTGTCTATGCAGTTGATGCGTGTACCGGTTACGTCTGGTGGTGGGGCGGATAGGCCGAGGACAAGTATGCTGGCGCTGGTGGCCACAGATAAAGATTGCGCATTTCCAGCATATCCAACGGTGCGGGCAGTTACGGCGGCAATGCCTGTAGATACAGGTATTGCCGCCGTATTTATGTTTATTTCATATTTACTATATGATGCGCCGTTTATAAATATTTCTACATACTTTGTTAGCGAATCGTTTACCGGGTGCCAGGACACGTCAATTACGGAAGTAATAGCCCCTGATAAGCCAGCCACCAGTCGCTCTGAAAGAATTAGGCCTTGCACAGCAGGCAGCCCCAGACCACTATAATTAACCGTTGGCAGCACCGGCTGCAGCAGGTCGGCGTTGTATACTGTCTCGTTGTAGTCAGTCAGGGTAATTTTACGCTTCAGATCACCGGCAGAGTCAATACCCACAACACGCATAGGCTTTACACTGCTTTCAACTTCTCCAAAGGCGTACACGTCAAACGGGTCTGGTGCTGCAGTAAAAGGGGTACTGATAGTGATGGTGTCGGTTGTGCCTGGCGGGGTTACCACTGTTCGCTCTACAATGGTGCCATCAAGCAGGCGCAGCATTATGCTGTAGGTTTTGTCTACGGCAATGGTCACCTGCTTATCCAGCACCAGCGTTGTGGTGGTGGCTGATACAATTCTGCCACCTTCGCCCCACATAGGCACATCATGCTGCACTTGTATGATGTCGCCCAACGTAAAAGCGATACTATCGGTATCCATCTGCACAGTTACTACGCGCGTAAGGTTCTGTGTGGTGGCAAGGTGGTACCTGCAGTGCCGCCAGACCTCGCTGGGCCGTATAACCCCTTGCATGGGAAGGCTGGCAGATCCCCATTCAGGTGGTGCATCTGGGTTAATTACAGTGAACTTGTCGCGGTCAAGGTCTTTTTCAATATTAAGAAAATCGGCTTCTATTGAACCGGCACGGTCATCCATGCCAAGAAACGTTTCCTCAAATGAATCAAGGCCGATGTTGCCAACACTGATAAGCGCCACCGGGCTGGATGGCTTGTCAATGGCAACCGTCACGGTTGTGCCTCTCCAGTACGGGGTCGCCCTTCCGGTTCTGGCAACACTAAGGGCTGCATCCCACATGCTTTGTGAGCTATCAAAGCCGCCATTATAGGTTAAACGCTTTTCAGTTCCCCCTGATCCATCCGGTACCAGATCATCACAATACTGCGCCCATTCTACCCATCGTGCCAGATCAAGGTTATCTGGATTATGGGCGCGGTATTCCAGCACATTAAAGCTGTTGTCAAAAACCGGCTGGGTCAGGATATCAAAACAGACCCAGGCAGGGTTGCTGGTGGCTGCCACTGTCCAGGCGGCACCAGTATGCACTCGGCACATCTTGCCTGTGGTGCGGCAAGAGAATGAAAAACTGCCTGACAGCTGGTCTGTAGCTAAGGCCCTCAACCCTATTAAGGCGGTGCCTGGATACGTGAAGTCATCAAGCACAACCTCACGAACCGCCATCAGATAAAATTCATCGCCATGTCTGGTGTCTGTGTAATCAGTGGATAATCTGCTGACCTGAATTTCGTACTGCCCTTGCTCAAGGCCATTAGCACGGTAGTTGTAGCGTATGGCTCCTGATTGGCCAGCATACGCCGTCACATAATCAAGCATGATATCTACAACACGAATGGGGTCGCCTATCCAGCGCCAGGCTCTCCAACCATCATAACTCTGACCGTCATAATAACTGTTAGGGTTGGTACCACCGTTTGCATATTCTATCCAGGTAGCAGGGCCAGGGCTCCCGTATTCATCATAATATTCAGTTACCCACTGACCGGCTGACCAATAACCGCCAGCTGATACTTTTGTGGTGCTGGGCTGCCTGGTAATAATTGTCCATGGTGTTGTTCCCAGCTTCCTGACACTTATCTGGAAGTTTACCGCCAATGGCTGCAGGTTACCGTAATCATCATAGTAATAAAGCCCGTTTGGAAAACCGGCTTCCACTTCCAGGGCGTCAAAATCAGCGCCAATGGTGGTGTATAAAACAGGCGTCCCGTAATTTACTTTTGTGCCCTGGGCGTATTCTGTGACTGTATCACCAAAGTTGGGTATAACCGCCTGACTCAGATACCCCAGACGGGTGTGCAGCTCAATACCGGTATAATTGGCCAGCGGCTGGTCATTAAGCATAATATCGGTAATGCCGGATAGTACGCCATCGCCAACGCATATCAGGGCATTCAGATACTGCTGGTTGCCAATACTTTCACGCCATACACCTATAACGTTTCCGGTTACCTTGCAGGTGCCGTAATACCACGGTATTGGTATGCCTTGCTGTTGGGTTGTCTGTGGGTTCCAGCTGTAGCTGTTGGATTGGTCTGCCCCCTGATAACCATTAAGGGAAGGAGCTTGAGCTGAACCACCACCAGCAAAAGCACCATAAATGGCCATGCCAACTGTCATTATTGCTGAGTAAAAGGCCATCTTCCATAAAAAGCCGGTTACTGGCCATAGGGCAGGTACAAACACCGAAACCACTGTTGCGATAACCGCAAGTACCACCAGGCCAACAGTGCGCAGAACGTTTTTACTGTCTGTACTGCCGCCAGTCAGTACCGGCACAAGGGTAACGCATTGCCCTGGCACCAGGTGCGTCTGGTCATACTGATCAGCGGGTATTACCTGGCCATTAACGGACACCACCAGCTGGTGGCCTTCACGCTTAGTGATTATTGTTCCGGTATTATCAAGCAGATCAGCTACTGTAGAGCCTGGCTGATACTGCCACTGGATAATGTCCTGATCAGATCTGTCAAGCGGGTTATATACTTTGGTCAGGGTAATGGTTTGACCGCTCATAGTAGCCCCCTGAACCGATATACACCCCGCTGGCGGTGCTGCCAGACCGGGCTTGCCAGCTCTTCACACGTGACACTTGTTTTTTGCAGAATATGTACAAAGCGGCCATGACCCACATAGACACCACAATGGGTAATGTAGCGGGGCATTACCTGAAACAGTATAATATCTAACAGCTCAGGCTGGGCCACACGATCAAAGTAATGCTCTGCGCCGTGCAGGAAACCATTACCCTGAAAGGCTGGATCAGGATCACTGGCATAGTCTGGCAGGGTAATGCCAGCACGCCGGTACAGTTCTACTGCCAGCCCGTAGCAATCAAAGGCTTCAGGGCCACGGCCACTGTATTCAAACGGCTTGCCCAGTAAATCAATGTAATTGGGGGGGCTTGTCATACCAGTCTAATTCCCCTTCCATCCAGTCCAGGAAACCCGCCAAAACGGCTGCTGTTGCCAAGCAGCTGACAATTATCAAGGGTGCGGCTGCAGGTGGTGGCAGCTCCAGCATACCCGCAGTGGTACCCCTTAAAGGTAAAGCGGCAGTGCATGGCAATGTATTGATCAGGCGGAAACTTGCGGTTAAGCGGGTTTATAGCACCCAGGGTAAAGGTCACCCATTGTGCCGTACACCTGCAGGCCAGCACCTGCATTACTGTTGTCAGTTCTGCATAGTCTTCTGCTAGACAACCGGCATTTACAATGCGGATGGTAACCGATGAACCGACCCCACCCTGATACTGTTCAACATAAGTCTGCAGGGTGCGGGTAGCGTTGGCCACCTGCAGTTGTATGCTGGGGATTTCACCCTTGCTGCTCTCTTTGGGCTGATCTACCGTAAAGGCAAAGGCAATATAGGTGCGGCCATCAAAAACAACATCTTCGTTATTGTTGACCAGGTACATGGTGTCTTCGCCCTCAATGGCTATATCCAGCAGCACCAGCCACGGATCTGGCTGATCCATCCGGTTGGCAGCCCGTAAAAGTGCAGGGGGTAATGGTCTCATGGGCTACGCCTCATCAAGTTCTATTTCTGTGCCCCACTGGTTGTAGCGCACACCCTGCCAGGTAATAGGCTTGATCCGCACATTATGGCTGGCTGCGGTTATGGGGTGCGTCCAGGCAAAGATCGTGCTGCCGTGGTTGGTGGATGTGTAAAAGAAGGTATCAAGCAGCACTTTATCTGCATCAGTAAGCGCCTTGTAGGACAGCTTAAAGGTGCGTATGACGCGGGTGTGACGCGGACGGGTCTGCTGATAACCTGCCTCTGATTCGGTTTTAATCAGGTTGTCAGTTGTTTTTTCTTCAATCGGGTAGACCGGTTGACGGCTTAGTGTGGGCCATGTTGCCATTAGTAGGCACCTCCGCCAGCCATCAGGCCGCGCAGCGGTCCATTATTCTGCACATCCTGCAGGATGGTGTTAATAACAAATGACTTGCCATCAAACTGCATGGGGCCGGATTTTGCGCTGACGTTCTGGCTGCTCTGGTTGATGACGTTTACCTGCACACTCATAGCCTGCTGTCCACCGCCTGCAGTGCGAACTCCCAAATGACCGGAACTGGTGCGGGCCAGCGGCATGATAGCTTCAGGACCAGCCTCACCCATCAGGCCAGCACCACCGGCCATGCCAAACAGGGTGGGGCTCATAACAATGCCACCGGTTGCGAATTTTTGTACCCCGCCGTCGAAGGCACCGCCCTTGGCGAAAAAGCCAGAAAACAGACTGCCAGCGGCTTCAGCCAGCGGCTTGGTAATGGCAGACCGCACCGCTATACGGATCAAGTCCGTAATGATGCTATCAGCCAGATCTTTAAAGTTGAGCTTGCCGGTTTTAACAAAGTTGACAATGGCATCCTCAAGCCCTTGAAAAGCACCCTTAACGGCATCACTAATCTGCTGGCCAATATTTGAGGCCATATCAGCATACTCCTGCAGGCCCTGCTTTAAGCCTTCCCATCCTTCACGCAGGCGCAGGGTTTTGTTCATGCTGTTAAGCTCTGTGTTTACCCTGCTTAATGCCTCGGCTTGGCTGTTATAGGCTGCCACTTCTCCGACGGTATCTTTAGGCATGCTGTGAAGCTGGTCTGCCATCAGCTGGCTTTTTTGCTGCATTACCATGACCTGCTGCTGCATGGCGGCGGTTGCGGTTATGGTACCGGCTGCCTCCTGCTCTGCTATTTTTGCAGACTGCAGGGTCAGTGTAGATTCTGATGCAGCTGCAGCTTCTTTTTTAATATTTTTTGCATGGTCGGTGGCCACTTTTAATCTGGATTCAGAATGTACCTTGTTAATCTGGTCTATCCGGTTTTGGTACTCTTCTTCTGTGGTTGCTCGCATAGCCCAATTATCAATAAATCCTTGTTTCTCCTTTTCGAGCTGTGCCATTTTTTGAGAGGTTCCACTTTGTGATTTGATACTGAAATTTACTTGAGAGTCGCTAGCAGATTGCTCTTCTTTATAATAATGATCTGCCCATTTTTTGCCAGACTTGGTCCAGGCATCGGCTTCAGCCTTAACCTTGCTGGCATTCTTTGCAGCTTCAGCACGTTTACGGGCAGCCTCTTCAGCGGCCTTTACCTGGGCATTTCTTTTTGCGTCAGTAGCTAGTTCGTCATTTGTTCTATTTGTATCGACTCCGCCCAGGCCAAGAGATTTGTTTGCCAGATCCGTAAGGCGTCTATCTCCTTCAGTGTATTTCTCTGCATACATCTTGTTCCACTGGCTGAATTTATCCGCCATGTTCTTAAAAGAATCGCCAAACTGACCAACAGTAGCGAAACGCACCAGCAACTCTGCTGCTTTTGACGCGATCATGCCAAAAGTGGTAAGCGTACCACCTGCTTTATCCACCAGCATGGCAAGGCGGGTTATTTCTGCAATAACCGGATAAATGGCAGATTTAATGGCTATCAGCCCATTGGTAAAGCCTGGCATGAACTCTTTTGCGCCCATCTCAAGAACAGTGTTGTACTCGTTTTTAAGTTTGTTTATTGCCCCTTGGGCGCTATTGGCAGACTCAACTGCGGCTACGCCAAATGTTTTGTGCATTTGGTCAGCAACTTTTGGCCACACCTCGTCAGCCATCAGCTTACCGTCAGATATCATTTTCATAATCTCTGGCTTTGTTTTACCCATCGCCTCAGCCAGCATCCCAAAAATAGGCACGCCAGCCTCGGCAATTATCTTCAGATCCTCAAGCTCAAGTTTGCCTTTTGCGAATGACTGTTGGATCTGGGCAAAAACTCTGCTGGTTTCATCAGAACTTTTCTTAAGTGCTGACATTGCCTCAGAGATACCAATAAACACCTTACGACCTGGTTCCCCCTCAACTGCGGTGCCTTTGATTGCGGTGAGAAACTTTGAATACGAATCAGCCGTTACTACAGCATCAAGTCCAAGCCGGTTGGCCTCGTTGCGAATAAACTGTAGTTCTCTAGCTGCGGCTTCTGCTGTGCCAGTTGAAACCTTAAGCACAGACTGTACCCTGTCAAAAGCCAAGCCAGCATCAACAACCGATCTTGTAAATGAAGCGATGACCGCAACAGGCAGTGCCGCTTGTAATAACGCAAACGATCCGGCCAGCGAATTAACGGACTTTTGAGAACTGGATGCCTGCGTGTTCAGATCTCTGAATTGCCCCTGGGCCTGGTTAAGCGCCCCTTTAAGATTTGCAAAGGCCCGCTGGGTTTCATCCAGTGCGGTGATGACTATTTGCATTTTCTGGTCAGCCATCTATTTTCCCTATCTCTGCGGGGTCGCAGTTTTCGCAATCGTTAAATCCGGCTTTTTTGCAGGCGTCACAGTATGCTTTTTGCTCATCAGTTAAGGCGCTGGTATTGCCTGCACCCAAAAACGCTATGACGGCCTCACGAAACAACATTTGTCGGTTTCTGGCCTCTAAGTACGGTTTGCAATCATCCGGGGTGGTTTCCCAGATGATCTGCCTGCGTTTGGTGATATCTCCATCAGCCAGAACGCAGGCCAGTTGCTCTACCCAGTCACCTGATTGAACTTTTCCACCAGCCCCGCTATCTTCCCCAAAAGTGAAGGCAGCGGGTTGCAGTCGAAAAAATCAGCCACCACCTGCAGGGCGGTTTCCGGTTCTGCTTCGTACAGATCACGCCCCATAGCCAACAAATCCTTGTCTGCCGGATGGACGCCTTCAGGCACCAGCACAATGGCAAGGGCTTGCGGCAGGGATTCCCCCAGGGCTGCAATAAGCCCCAGGGGATCAATTGACATCATACGGATACCGACCAGCAGCTGCGCCAAAGCGCCGATCTGGCCAAGCACCAGTTTCTTTTGGGTAAAAGTTTTGCCGTTTATTTCATAGTGGTACATGGCTATCCTTCCTTTTACAGTGTTACCTGAGTATTTTTAAGGGTGACCACCAGTGCGCTGGCATCAGCATCATCACCGTAGTAGCCCTGGTACTCCAGTTCGTAATAAATACCTTTGGGGCCTGATACAGCCGGGGTCTTTACGCTGTAGACCAGTTCTGGCACTTCAAAGCTCAAAAACTCGTTACCGGCAGAACCTGCACCAGTTCCGCGCTGGTAAGTAACCAGCAGACTTGATTCAGTCTGGTTTACTGCCTTGTTGTAGAGGGTAAGGTTTTCAAAAAATCCCTTGATGGTGCCTGACACTTTTGCCTTGCCTTCGTTGATGCTGCCACGGGTACCTTGGCTTCCCAGGGTAAAGGTGTCACCATCAAGATCGTTTTCAATCATCAGGCTGATTTCGGTTATCCCGGTAATAGCGCCACCGCCTTCAAGCACACTGCTGATCAGAAAGCCATCAAAGGGTGTGTCTCCCAGATCAGTAGCAATTGCGTCAAAGCTGGTGCCGCTGGCGGTTTCTTTGGCACCCATGATATCAATGGATGCTTTTTGAAAACCTGAAGGGGTAGAGGTAAGGCTGAATTTGTTGACCTTGCAGCCGTTGTACTTGAAAAACTGGCTGATATCTGAAAAGCCTTTTTCTACCGTAAAGCTGGGCAAGCTTGTTCCGACTTTAAGTGTATGAACGTATGGACCGGCCCCAGTGGTGTTGACAGAACCCAAAGCGCCAAGCAGCAGTTCTCCGGGGTAGGCCCCCAGGTTAAAGCCGATGCTGCCGTTTACGTCAGTGTTGCCTCGTACCGGGGCACTGTTGTTGCGGTTGCCGGTGATGTGGTCATTGGTTTCAAGCCCGATAGTCCTGCCGATAGATTCAGATGAAAACGGGATCTTGATTAGGGCAGGTACGCCAGGATCAACCCCGAATGTGGTTTCTTTTTGCAGGGCCAAATATGCTTTGCTTCCTTGTGCTTGGGCCATTATTTAGCCCTCCTTTTGTTTAAAGTTCGCCTGCTGCAGTTAGGTAGACAACATCTACAGCCAGATGCGGCCAGAGTATCTTATTACCTGCCTCGGTTATGTTGTCTGCTGCTCCGGTTATATCTATCCGCTGTATACCGCTTATGCTGGCGTTGCGGATCAGGCCGGTGATGGTGTTAAGTTGCTGCCAGGTGGCAGCGTAATCAAACTTTCCGTACCGGATATAGCCGATCCGTACCGGCATGGTCTGTACCCAGCTGCCTATTGTTTCTGAATCATCAATCTGGCTGTCATCCACATCAAACTGGACCAGGGGCTGCGTGCCGGTTTCTGGCAGTGGCTCCCATGGCAGATATACCCGGCCTGACAAGTCTGGTAATCCGGTTACTAGCAGTGCTTTTAATGCCTCAAGTATGGCGGGACGATGCGCGCTCATTTACGGTATGCCTCTAGGTTAATGATACATTGTTCAAGTGTCGCTTTAAGTTTCAGGTGATCAACAGCCAGGGCTTTTAATCCTTCTGCTGTTTCCGGCTGGCGCGGCAAGCGATCAACAGCAAGATCTGGCATAGTCATTGCCGGTGGTTCAGCACAGGTTGGCACAGGAACGTAGACTATTTCCGGCTGGCAGGCACAGCCTGACATAAGCAGGGCTACTATGATCAGCGCTGTATAGTTCATTTGCGTACCTCGGCAAGGACTTGTTGCACCATGTCCGGGCAATCACCCACCAGTTTCAGTTCGTTTAACTGCTTTTCACGTTGTTGCCATGCCTGCCTGATTCTGGCTGCTTCATTGCGGGCGTTTTCAGACTGTTTTTGCATGTGCTGCATGGCTTCGCCTTGCTTTACTATGGCAGCGTTTTGTGCGCCAAGTGAGGCGGCATAAACAGCAACGTCACCTTTTGCGGCAGAAAGCTGCAGTGATAATGCTTTTTGACGTACCAGGCTAACCCCGGTCACCACCAATAGGGTGGTGGTAAGCACCAACAGCAGCCAGCGGACTGGCTTGGTGGCAATAAAGGTGTCTATGATAATAAGAGCTGCTTCCATGATTCACCCGTTGTAGTGACCGCACCGGTCACAGACTTCGCCTCAACAAAGAGGTGCCCCGCAGTTCTGGCAGACATTAGCCAGCATTTTTGATTCTTTCTGCCCGCTCTGCTTTTTCTTCATCACACATATCAGTCCAGCCGGTAACGTACTTGCCGTGTCGGTCGCACCAGTTTTTAGCGGCAGTGAACCGGCTGCATTTTTTACAGAATTTTCCAACACTCATTTTTCACCTTTACACAGCTTGTATTCAGCCTGCCTGCGTACCACCAGTCCCTTTAAGACTTTGCCGCCTGCCTTGTTAAACAGCAGGATAGATTCACAGGCACCGGCATAATCAGACGGGTCCTGCTTCAGCTTGCGGACAATGCTGGACCGGCAAAAAGCTCCGGTGCCGATGTTGTAGGCGAGGGAAACATAGGCATCCCATTCATACTGATGTAAGGGCAGGTCTACAGGCAGACAGGCTTTTATTCCCTTTTCAAACTGGCCGATATCTTGACCCAGCCGGATCAGGGCACGTTCTGGCGTAATGGTCTGGCCAGGTTTGACACCAGCGGTGGTGCCGTAGCCAATAGTGTTGACACCCACCGCGTCTTTGTAGGTGTGGCCTACAAACTGCTCGTGGTTGGCTATGCCAATCATCCCTAGGGCGGAAAGCATTAAAGAGGCTATGCCGATTCGTGTTTTATTCATCGTCTGTATCCTCTTTTGATTTTCTGCGTTCTGAACCTGCCCAGGGCGTTTGCTTGGGGTGGTTTACGCCACAGGCACCTATCAGCCTGTCTACATCAGTGCGGGTTTCGTCCTGTTCTTCAGCCAGTTGGTTAATCCGCTTCCATACTCCCTTATAGAGCATGGTGCCCATGGTTATCGCAGCAGTGAACGACCAGCCAGCGACTTTCCAGCCGACATCAGGTGGCATCAGTTTTGTCAGCTCTTCCACGCCGAGCCTCCTGTTTGCGCTTGCCTTTGCGGTTTGCTTTGAAGCAACCAATGAGAATGTGAGCCATGACCACAACGCAAGTTGTAACAATAATCACTTGTGTTGCAGCTATCATGACCGGGCTATTTATCATTTCTGCACATACTGCTGCAGTGCCGGTAAGACCAAGCGCCATTTTTGCAGCATCAGTGACCATTAGAAGTCCCTCGTTAGGTCCAGCTCTACAAAGCCGGAGCCGTCTGGCACTTTTTCAAATGCCTGATAATCAACATCATCTACCGTGATGATGGTAAGATTCTTTTCCACCAGATCCCCCACGGCTACTGATACCAGCAGGGTGGGGGTGTCGGTGTAAACCGTCATGCCGTTGCGGGCCACTTCACGGGGGCCGGTGTTGAATACTGCGGTGGTCTGTGCAAGCCCCACGGTTACCGGCTGGCCCATGGCGTCAATCATGGCGGTTATGTCGGCGGGGCTAAATTGCATCAGGCGTTAATTTTGATCTTAACGGTTGCAACGCCGTTGCCTGCGGCCTCAAACGCATAACCGGCCAGAGTGTTGCCGGATGAGGTGACGGTGATCCGCTTGTTGGTGTTGTCCCAGTACAGCAGCACGCCGATTGCGACCACATCAGTTGAGAGTTTAGGCAGTTCAAAAACGCCGGACATAGCGGCAACGCCAACAGCGCCGTTAGGCACGTCACTAACGGCAACACCCATGCGTACACCGATCAGCACGCCAGCACCGGAGGCAACATCAGCACCGGCAGTAAAATCAATTCTGGTTCCATCTTGCAGATATGTTTTCATTGGATTTTCTCCTTAGTTGTTTTAGTTCCCCTCTCCCATTTCGGGAGAGGGGTCAGGGGTGAGTGCTATTAAGCCCCGGCATTCTTAAACAGGCTCTTCCAGTCAATGGCCTTTGCACCTGCGTCAATTCGTACCTTGTACTCCACGCCGTCAACGCTCCAGCCCTGCTTGGTCTCCATGTATGGGGTCTGGTTTCCGTTCAGGAAGTACATATTGACGGTCTTGCCTTTATCCCCTGCCAGATACCAGGCGGTTGCAGAGTCATCAAACAGGCGTGGCTCAAAGACCAGATCAAGCAGCCCGGCATAAATATTGACCTGGTTAGGCAGTGCCTGAGTACCTATCATGCTGGAGTTAAAGAAGGTCTGTGCAGCCTGTGCCAGTGCAGGGGAGGTGATCAGATATTTAGGGGCAATGTTCAGACGGCGCTTTCCGCCGATATCCTTTTGCAGCGCCATCAGCTTGATAGCCTCTGCAATGGTGGTGGTGCCGATAACGCCAGAAGTGCCAAGGTTGGTGTGGTTGGCGTGGAACAGTGCGGTTCCGTCACCCATGGCTGCGTTTGCGGTCAGCACTGCATAGGCAATATCACCCAACTTGCGGCCTGCTGCTTCGCCATGTGCTGCAGGGATATCGGTCAGCGCACCCAGATCATCATTGATAATGGCCTGACGGGAGATCATAAACAGCTTGCCATACGTGGCGATAGCGAACTGCTCCTGGGCTTCAGAACGGGCACCGTACTTGTATTCATCATCCTCACGGATCTGATCAAGGTCTGCCATCTCGCCAGCACGGACAACGGTGTTGGTTTTAAAGTCAGAAGTTGATCCGGTTCCGCACCACTTCTGCCAGGTTTCGCTTGCTGCTTCATAGCCTGCAAACAGGCTCTTGTTGGCAATGTTGGCAAGGATCATCGGAAAATCAGAGGTTGTAAGAGCACGGCCAACCATGCCCATTGCATCGCCGCCTTGTGATTGTCCGGCCATTCTCAAAGATTCACGGGCAAGCTCACGCAGGCTATAACCAGCCAGGTCTCTTGCACCGGCAGCGGCTTCTTTAGGGGCTTTGCCGGAACGGATCAAAAGACCATCCTCAGCAGCAGAGCGGAATTTATCACGCTCATCAGCGCCCATCTCCAGAGTACGCAGGCTGTCAGTCTGTGTGGTGGTTTTAACGCCGGGGTTCTGTGCTTCGGAACGCTCCAGGATGATATCAAGCACCGCTTTACGGGCTGCATCAACCGTTACGCCGGGCTTGATCAGGTCTGCCTTTTTGTCTGCCGGGATATCAGAGCGGCTGCACATTGCATCAATCTCTGTAATCCGTGCATGTTCTGCCCGTACTGCCTCTGCCCGTACTGCCTCAAGGTCTACAGCCGGGATCTGCGGTTGTGTGGTCTCTGCGGAGAGGCCACGGTTCTGAGTTTCTGTACTCATGTTTACGTTCTCCTTTGCTTGGTTTTCGGGCTGTGCCGTGGCCGCCCGTGCTTTAGCGTTTTCATCTGCTCCAATGGGGCAGCTTGACATTTCGCGTGGAATCCATTTGGTAACGACCTTCACCGGGCCTTGAAAAGTTCTGCCCTCAATCATGCCGGTCTGGTTGGCTGGGATAATGGTTGCCTCAAGGTCTTTTCTGGCAACGCTGTAATCGGTCAAGTGGCCTTCCATAGTCTTCAGCCAGGGGCCTTCCGCTTCAGGCGCTTTTGAGAAAACAGCTCTGCCCAGCAGTTGATTGCCCTCAATACGAACATCACGATAACTGCCGATAACAGAAGCAGTGCTGTAACGGCTGTGAGTGTCTAACAGTGGCAGTTGCCGATTAGGCGGGATCTGGCAGCCAGACATCAGCAGCACGGTTGGATACAGTTCCCAGCTGTCATAATCACGCTCAAGCACCGGGGTTTCTGTTGCTCCAATCGCCTCAACAGAACGGTTCTCAATATCCAGTGTTGAAGGCGTGCCGCTGTCGTTTTTCTCAATAGTTAAAGACCGGTAGGCCAGTTGATCAGTCATTTGTGGTTGCTCCTTTTCCGTTGGTTGCCGGATCTACGGCAGAGGGTGCATTTGCCAGAGCGGTTTTTACATCAGCAGGTGACAAGCCCCGTGCATCTGCCATCCGTTTGGCTTCTGCAATCTCGTTCAGCACCTCTTCGTAATCACGGCCACGGCTGGCGGTGATCTCTTGCGGGCTTCTCAGCAGGCTGTTGATCTGGTCGATGTAGGCTTTACCTTCACGCAGCGGATCAATGCTCTCAACACCGGGCGGCTGCCAGGTACATTCTTGCCAAGGGTAAGGGTTGCTGAAATATCCAGGCAAGCTGATACGGCCTGATTGCACTGCAGAATCAAGAAACGCCCTGAATACCGGCTGGCAGAACTGGCGAATATGCCGTTGCTGCAGCGGTGCAATGATCTTCATAAAATCGTTGCGGATACCGCGCAAGTTGCTGTAGTTGATCCCGTTATAATCTCCGGTCAGCAGTTCGTATGTAACGCCGGTTGATACCGCTACCATCCGCAACACCAGGCGGGTAAATGGTTCAAAGGTGTCGCCGGGTCGGTTGCTGCCGTCAAAGGTGATAGTTTCACCAGGGCGCAGGTATTCGATAAAGGCGTTTTCAAGCTCTTCAATCCGCTTTCCGGTTTCGGCATCGGTTGTGGCTCGCATGTTCTGGAATCCGGCAATATCGCTGGTGGTGACAACAGCCAAACGCTTTGCAGCATGTTTGGCAGCGTCAATCTCTGCGTTTAAGTATTCGTGCAGGTCATCAGCCAGCAGGATTGCTGTAGTAAAGGGAGAGATTCCCCGTATCTGTCCAGGGCGCAGTGTCTTGAATCCGTGGATCACGTTTTCAGCCAGAATCCGCTGGCTTTTCTGTCCGCCGGTCAGGTTGTTAAAACCATCAGGCACCCTGAAGTGATAGGCGATAACCCGGCCTGTTGCCGGATCAGCTTCAATACCTTGATCAACCACGTTGCCGGATTGCGGATTAATGTAATCGGAACAAAGCCAGTCAGATTCATAGGGGATAAGGGCAAAGGGCAAAAAGCGGTTCTTGTCCGGCAGATTCACCTTTACAAACAGAAACTCACCTGATTCTACATCCTGCCGTTTTGCCAGTTGTTCAAGCTCGTGATAGTGCAAACGGCCTGAGGCATCAGCCTCTTCCATCCAGCGCCACCAAGCGGTTTCAATCTCGTTAATTTTTGCGGTATGCAGGCGGCTCTTTCCCGTCTCAGCATCAACGCCACGGGTCACACGGCTTTGCAGTTGCACGCCGGTTCCCACGGTATAATCAACCAGAATATCAACGGCACGGGCAAAATAAGCGAAGTCACGGACAAGCTGACGGGAGCGGTTGCGGATTTGAACAGAGCTGGAACGGATCAGGGTATTGACATCCTGACCAACAGGCGACCAGCCACCAGTGGAGCGGGTTGTTTTGGCAGCGGCATACATACGGGCTTTTTCTGCCTGTTGACGCAGCAGAATCCGCTTGACTTCAGAGCCAGGGGAAAACAGGCCAATGGCACGATCAAGCCCCCGCTCTATGTTGGTGATGATACCCATTAGCGGTTCCGTCCGGTTCTGGCATAGGTGCGACCAACAGCAGGGGCAGGGGTTGAGCAGACTAAGGCAGAATCACGCTGCTGATCAAGCCATTGCAGGTGAGAGCGGACTTTATCAATGTCGCGGGCATGGATCTCGTTGTCACCGATCTTCACCACGGCCTGATGGTTCAGTCTGGAAAGCGCAGCCTTCCAGGTGGTTATTTCGGTCTCAAGTTCTGCCAGTGTGTAAAGCGCCATTTAAAAACCCCCGATGATGGTAAGCATCATAAGGGGTTGTTTTTAATGTAACGTAAAATTAACGGCTTTTTTGGGGTATCTTTTGGGTGTTTTTGAGGTATTTTATGGGTGTTTTTGGGGGTTGACAGTCTAAAAACTGGCGGTGTTTTCCTTTGTTTTTCAAGGCGTCTGTCTTCCGAATCCTCGACTACTTCACGAAATTCGTGCGAACCTACAAGCTTAACCAAGGCGGCTAGTTAAGCCGCCTTGCTCGTGCCCCAGATCTACCCTCCAAATGTTGCATAAATCCACTTCTGGAGAGCTGATCTGGTGGCTGTTAGCTGGCCGTCTTTTTTAACCGGGAAATCATCATATTCTTTTCGCCACTTAAGCACCGTTACTTCACTCCTGCGCAGATAATTGCAGATAGCCTTCATGCCCACTAGAATGTCTGCCGTATCCGGTGCTTCCTTCGCTTTTGCCATGTTTACCACCTCCTGTTATCGTTTCTGTGTTGTTGTGTCTTCCTGGGCTGATTTGCCGGAATCTGGCCAGGCTCTGGCCAGAATTTTACTTGGGAGATCTCTATCAAAGCCATTTCCATGCTTGAACAGTCGAAGTAGTGGTTGTCTTTGCCCTTTGGACATACCCACACGCCTTGTTCGTTCTTGGTTTCTGAGCACATCTGCTTTGCAAAGTCTTCATCAGTGTCTTTATGCAGGTGATAGGCTCCCGGATCGTCAGAGGATACCAGCAGTTTGGCAGCTAGCTTGTCTTTAAAGAAAGTGGTGTTGAGGGTGTAGAGCTTGGCCGATCCCGGCAGCGGCTTGTTAGTGCCCGGCAGTCGGTCTATATCGGTTACGTTGAAGCTGCGGGAAAGACGGCGGCGACCTTTAAAGAGCAATACCCCAGGGTTTGCAGCTGCAAACAGGTATGCCTCGGCAGTACGGGACAGATCCTGGTGTTCTTCGCCTTCGCCACCGCCGGAATCCATACCGCGCAGGGTTACGTTGTAGTTGTTGCCGGATATATCCTGGTATTGGCTTTCAAACATGATCTGTTTAAGGGCGTCAAATGAATCAATAAAACCGGCTTTCAGTAGCCAGCTTTCCTGCTGGAGACCATAACCCCAAGCAGTGACCTTGTACCAAAAACCGCGCTTCTGCATGTCAGCAATACAGGTGATGGCAGCAATGGGCACGGAAGGCACCAATCCTTCAGGTCGATCATCCTTGAGCCTCATAATGGTTGAGTGGGGCAGAGCTTTCTTTTCTGATCTGTGGCTTACCCCGGCAAAGCGGTTGTGCCACTTGCGCAGTTTTTCTTCATCCCCCTGGGCTTCCAGCCAGCTGGCCGCTACTTCTGACAGGCTGACATAGGGAGACAGCCAGGCCGGAAAGTGGAAGTAGACTGACTGGGGGCGCTCGATGTCACAGCCATCGGTTGGCTGCCAGCCGGTTTTCATGGCTGACAGTATGGCTTTATCCCGCTTGTAGTCGTTCCAACGGCTGTTGCAGTGTTCACACTGGTACCAGGCAGAGCGGTTGCGGCGGATTGCCTTGGGGTCTGCCTCTGTCTGTCCTTCAAGGTTAACTTGTCCGGGCCAGCCGAACCGGTCAAAGGTCATGACCTGTTCTTTGCCGCAATCAGGGCATTTGGCGTGGAATTCAAGCATGACGTCACATGCTTCAGCCTCTACCATCAGGGGATCACGGTTTTCCGGATCATCGGTGTCTATTCCGGGGCTGGAGAGTATCCAAATCTTGTGTGTGTCCGGAAAGACGGTGGTGCGGCTTTTTGCATCCTCAATGTTGCCACGGGTTTTGTATTTACTGATCTCATCCAGAATAACTACCCGGTAGGATTCAGACGATACTGATACTTCTGATGATGCCCAGCCGCCTTCAATGGTGAAGCCGTTACCCAGGGTAACGCTATACATGGTGGTATCATCAGGGTTTGCTGATTTAATAGCTGACAGGGACGGGCTGCTGTCTATCATCTTATGCAGCCGCTTTTTGATCAGTTTTTTAAGGGTGCGTTCATCAGCAACAACTATTAAGGCATTGTCGCTGGTGTATTCACCTTCGCGCAGCAGCAGGCCGTAAAAGGCAAGGGTGCCTCCGATCTGGATGCCTTTGGCCAGTACCACTGTACGAACATGGCTGCGGGTGGCCCAATCCAGCACGCCCCACATGGCAGGGTTGTTCTGGTTGCGGTAGAGGCCTTGACGGCTGCCGACCGGTACGTTGATATTGCGCTCAAACCACTGGGGCCCTGGCAAACGCTTACGCTTGGCAAAGACCTTGCGTTCTGCTGCCCTGGGCGCTGGCGCCGAAGGTATGGGCAGGGTTGCTATGCTCACTCTTCGCCCTCTATCTTTGCGTAACGGTCAAAGATATCTGCAATGGCATCCTCATATACCAGCCGCAGTTCATGGGTTAGTGACAACACCCTGGCACGCAGTTCATCGTCTTCGATAATGGGCAGCAGCCGGTTTATTAGTTCATGCACAATGACAGGGGCGTGGTTTTCAATATCTGATTTAACAGCTGACCAGAGCTTCGCGTCCCTTGCCTCTTCTTCCAGCCGGTTTATCAGCAGTCCTTCACGTTCTTCGTTGTTTATTCTGAGTTTACGGGCGGTCTCGCGCTTGATGTCGTCTGACAGGCCATCACTGCTTTGTTGTGGTTCACTGGTTTTAGGATCCAGCCGTACGGCGTTGGCGTAGTAGTCCAGATCCTTGGCAGAGAAGGTGCCATCTTTGCGGGGTACTTTGCCAGACTGGACATCTGCAGAGAGTTTGCTTTTCTCGATTTTGTAGGTGCGCTGCAGATAGAGCAGAGCCGCTGCCTGAGTCTTGAATTTTTCGCCAGCAGCACCACCCTGATTGCTGTAGTCATCCAGTGCTTTACGGGCCTTTTCCACTGTGCTGATGTTGGCAGCAGTGGGGTTAGCCTTGGCGGTGGCAATAGCAGCGTCAAGGATGGCCTGCAGGTCTGTGGCGTGGGTGGTTGACATTAGTGTTTATACCCAAAGGTTACGGTTGCGGTGATTGCCAGGGCTGAGAGCCAGTAGCAGACATCAGCCGGTTTGCGTTCATAGGCCCATCGCAGGGCATTGAGCAGGTAGAGCCCCATGATGATGTAGCTGAAGACGCGGGGGTCAAACAGTAGGGTTTTTATTGCTTGCATTCTTTTCCCCCTCCAGTGTTTCAATAATGCGCAACAGCACGGCGATGGCATCATAGGCCTCATCAATTACCCCGTGGGGGCCGTGGATCTTATTTTCAAAATAGGCATCGTACAGTTCAATCAATTCTCCGAACAAAGCCTGTTTCATGTCTGCTGTGCTATAACCAGACCAGTCATATTTATTGACAGCACGAGTATGCTTTTCGTTGATTTTGATCATGGTCGGTAGTTGAATCATAATTGCATTCCTTGCTTTTGCCCTTTTCTGAAAATCTTCCTGAACCCGCCATCCACACAATGCCCCTTGACGATTGCTATCCTTGCCAGCCGTGCACGGGCATGGTGGCTGCGAGTGGACTGTCTGAGTAGCCCTAAATAACTGTTGGCGCTCATCATCAGGTCTTCACTGTTTTTACTGATGATGGACTCTGTTGCATTGTCTAGTAGACTTCTTCTCATAATCCTTCTCCAGGGCTTGATGACTTGGCCAACAAAATCAACCCCACGGTTAATAGGTTGGATGATGGTTTTACTCGGGTTGAGTTTGAGTCCCAATTTGGTCGACGCAAAAGTTCCTATTTCTGTAGTAGCGCTGTTAAGCCAGGCCGGATCTTCGTGCAGCAGAATCATGTCATCTACGTATCTGATGTAATGCTGTGCCTTAACCTGGTGTTTTACGTGCTGATCAAGTGCATCCATGTAGACGTTGGCAAAGAACTGGCTACTGAGGTTGCCGATCGGAAGACCCAGGTGGGTCGGTTGACTGAACAGGCTCTTGTGTTTTGGAATTAGTTGTAGTAGTCCCCGGCTGCCCTTAATTTTTACATCCTGCCGTGGATCATGAAAAAGGATTGTTTCGGCCAGCCACATGACCCACGGTTCAGTTATTTTCTTGGCCAGCAGATCATGCAGGATGTTCTTGTTGATGCTGACAAAGAAGTTGGCTATATCCAGCTTCAGGTAATAGGCTTTCCGTGACCAGTTTTGTGTGATGCTTCTGATTTTGTGTTCAAGCCGCTTTGCTCCGTACATCGTGCCTCTTCCTGGTATGCAGGCGCAGCTATCAGCCATGAACGAGTTATGGAAACGATCTGCAATACGGTTGTAAAGCAGATGGTGCACAACCCTGTCACGGAAGTCTGCAGCCCATACCTCGCGCGGCTTAGGTCTGGTGACAACAAAGCAGATGGATGTACCGGGGCGATAGCTGCCGTCTACCAGTTCCCGGTACAGGCCCATGATGTTGCTTTCTAAATTGGTTTCAAACCGCAATGCGTTGATGGTGTTGCGCTTGCGTCTACGGCAGTCGTAATAGGCGCAGAGCAGTTCATCAACCGTTACATCCACATCGTTATGATCTGCGGACTGCCCGGACTCCACAATCGTTGTTCTTATTGTTGTTGTTCTGGTTGCCATTGTTGAAACCCACGATCCAGGCATTGTTTGAGTTCTGGGCGTTATGTCGTGCTGATCACGTTGCACAACAGAAGGCGGTACCGATCCATTATGAAACTGCGCCACGACCTTGCAGGCTTTCCTGCTGGTTTCGTTGCCGGCGCATAACCGTGGGGCATTCCCCAGGGGCACGACCAGATTATTTCGCACAGGCATAGCCGCCATGACGGCTATGCAGCAGGCGACGATGCGGATTTAAACCAACCGGATGCCTGCCGTCCGATCTGGTCAGTTAGTTGGATAGTCTGGGCAAACTGCCCCGTGCTGATCAGCCGCATATCCTTTGACAGCCTGATCAAAAGCGTTGCCACTTGCAGATGTTCTTGCAGAGCTTCAATGTGTGGACGCTTTTCACGGGAACAGTTTGCCCGGTAGATCAACACGGTCAGCTCAACACATTCCTCACGAATCTTGTTGCCTAGTGATTGCTTGTAGTCCCGTGGCATATCTTTGGTTATGCGGGTGACTACCTGCAGCAGCTCGTAGGTAACTCGGTATATGGGGAGTGTTGAGGCCAGGGCCATGGTGTTGCTCCTGTCTGAAATTGGTAAATAGTTAAATAGTTAAAGTTTTAATCTGCGGACTGCCCGGACTCCACAATCGTAGCCCTTATCGTAGTAGTCCTGGCCGCCATTGGTGAAACCCACGATCCAGGCATCGTCCGAGTACTGGGCGAATTCAGTGCTGGACCAGTACCATTTTCCCTCAAGCGCTTCTGCAGCACCGGCCTTGAACAGATCAGGGATTTTGTTGCGGTTTGGCCCCAGGGCCATCCAGATCAGCATCAGCTCATCACGGGAAGGCAGGTACCAGTCATCATATTCACCGATCTGAAGACTGATACAGAAGTGTGCTGCAGGATGGTTGGCATTATCCAGCAGGCAGCTGTTGTAAAAGCCATCATCGTCTGCGTCAGCACCATCAGCAGTGCTGAGCTTGCTCTTTTTGTATTGCAGCCCCATCTTCTCACCCTGGGCTTTTGGTGAAACCACCAGGGCATATTTGACGCCATCAAGTTCCATGCTGCCTACGTAAAACCCACCACCGAATGCTGCACCTATCTGGGGTACTGCTACTTTCTTTGCCATGACGGCACCTCCCTAAATTGATAAATGGTTAAATTGTTAAATTTGGATTCTGCGGACTGCCCGGACTCCACAATCGTAGTCCTTATCGTAGTTGCCCTGGGTGCCATTGAAGAAACCCACGATCCAGGCATCGCTTGAGTACTGGGCGAGTTCGGTGCTGGACCAGTACCAGTCAGTGTTAAACGCTTCTGTGGCATCCTCACGGAAAAGTTCTGGAACATTTTTTCGGCGTGGGCCCAGGTTGCGCCACAACATCATCAGCTCATCACGTGAGGGTAGGTACCAGTCGTCATGGCCTCCGACAGTGAGTGACCGGCAGAAGCGTGCTGCAGGGTGGTTTTCATCGTTTATGAGGTTGGTGTTGATCAGGCCGTCATCGTCGCTGTCAGTACCGTCAGCTGTGCTGCGATCGTTTGATTTGTATTCCAGCTCCATCTTTTCGCCTTCAGATTTAGGGGCGACAATTAGGGCATAACGCTGTCCAGCGATGATCATTTCACCGCCGAAGAAGCCACCGCCTAAGACGCTGCCGATTTGTGGCAGATCTGCCACATTTTTTTTCTTGCAATCTTCAGCTAGAAACAGTTGTGTGCCTACCTCAAGGGTTACATTGGGGGCCGTCTCAATAATGTTGGTCCAGCTTGGTTGGTTGTTGTTAATAACGGTTGCGATTGGTTGCATTAGATTTTCCTTTCTGTTGTTAGGGCCCACACATGCACCACATATACACTTGTCAGTTTCCCTTATTTGATTTAGGCAGGTCTTGCTATGTATCATTGTTTACCTCCCTCATAGCCGCAGTGGTAACACTTGATCCCGTGAATAATGATAGGTCTCAGCTTAATAGTAATCCGTTCAAAGTTTTGGCTGCCGCACTTGGGACATTTAGTTATTGGGTAATCTCTGCTCACATATCCTCCAGTCCAACGCATTATTACGGTACCTTAAAGGCCCCTGTCGGTTTGTTCCTGTTCCCATAGCTCTAGGTCACACTTGTTGCTTGTTTGATTTTTCAGCAGGTTTAATTTATCTAGCGTTTCTTTCATTTTGCAGTCGCCTTTTTTGCTAATCAGTATATTTAGGCATTGCTGCAGCTTTTGGTTTTCCAGCTGATCGTAGTTAAATTCAATCTGGGCGTGATATATAGGGCAGTAGGCTTCTTCATTTAACCCATGTATACAATTGTGACATTGTTCATCGAGGTTCATTCCTTCGGTTCCGTTTGCGAAATAGGCCATTTTAATTTTCCTTTACATGCTTTCTTTGCTTAAAGCGTGCATTCCACAGATCAGCAGCTGAATCGCACGCTTCTTCTTGGCATTCAGCATGGACACTTGGTCCGTGAGAAGCGCGGCCAAAACAAAAAACATTGGCCCTAAATTTGTCATCAGGTTTTTTATAAAGAGTTATTTCGAGCATATGTTTTGCCCTTGTTCCGCAAAATGGACATGATTTCAAATTACAGAGTTCATCTTCATTATGCCTTGTGAGTTCCATTTGCTCTGATTGCATGGCTATCATCCTTCCAAAGCTTTCGGGTCGTTGTTCATTAGTTCACCCCAGGCGTTCTGCAGTTTTTCTTTGCTGGAGTACTTTGCCAGGTTGCTCCAGTTTTTGCTGCCTACCTTGATACAGAAGTTTGTTTCGTATTTTTTGAAGCCATACACGCGGTAGAATTCAAAACCGCTCTTAAGTAGTCCGCTTGGCTGATTCCATCCGGACATAACTATTCTGCCCGTCAGATCGGTTTCTATGCGTCCTGCTTCCTTGACTTCTTTCAATTTTCTTTCTGCAGCAGCATAGGTGGCAAATTGCGGTAATTGCCCCCATCCATCAGCCGGATCCGGAAGAGATATTTCTATCAATTTGGCTTCACGGTTGTACCTGACCAGCATAAAACCGGCAGCCAGCAGTTTTTTCTGATCACGGGTGAACTGGCTGGATACTGATTCAGGGAGTTTTAGTGGTTCACTCCGGAAACAGATGCCGGCAGATTCATTTTCAGGAGTAAAGCAGATGTCCTGGTAGTCGCAGAAGCGCCATTCACCACAGATGCTATCGCGGTATTCATCGGTTGTTGGCTGAGCTGCAGGAACATCAACCGGTACACCAGGCCAACTGCAGCGCTGGCCACCATTGCAACGATCAGTGCACTGACTGCAGCACTTATCGCATCCGGGGTGTGCCGCCTTACAGGAGCGACAAAGATCAGCAAGAGTTGGCTCTGATGCCGGAATTCCGATATCGGCAACCGGATCCGGATCATCAACAGAGCGATCACCGAACGGGTATTGAGACGGCTCCTGCTGCTCTGGATGAACTCCGGCCCAGGCAAGCAGGTCCATTTGCACGAAGTCGGTTGCCATTACTCCACCTCATCCGGACGCATGGGCATGATTACGGCCAGCGGTTCACCGGTACCCAGTTTGGTGATTAAGAGCGGCGCCATACCATCAGCGGTGCAGTGGATCTGGATGGTTGCAGATGTCAGGTGTTCAAGCGCCTGAAGTAGATAATCTGCTTTTGCTGTAAAGCGGACCGGTTCTTGTGGTAACCAGGCAGATACCTTATCTGAAGCAGAGGATCCTGCATCCTTACGCCTGGTGCACAGCTTAAGGCAGTCTATTGAGGTGCTGAAGTTGACACCGGGATTGTCTTTGCTGGTGATGATCTTTACCCGCTGCAGGGCGTCTATGAGGGCTTCACGCTTGATCTCGATCTTATGTGGATGATTTTGCGGAATAACCCGATCTACATCCGGGTAGGTTCCGTCAATCAGGCGGATATAGAGTTTTTCTGCATCGGTAGCGATACAAAGGTTGTTTCCGGCAATAGATAGTACGACCGGGGCGACGCCTTTGGTTTTGCAGATTTCTGCGACGCCTTTGGTGCTGACAATGATGCCCTTGGCCAGATCTGCAGGTACGGGGCGTGGATCCCCTGGCAGGGGCAGGGTTGAGAGTGCCAGGCGGTGACCATCGAGGGCAACTGCAGTGAGGAATAGTTCTTCTTCCTGGTTAGGCTCTATCTTCAGAAAACATCCGCACAGGTTGTATTTGCTGGCGTCTTTGCTTTGGCAGTAGGCTACATCCTGCAGGATCTCAACCAGGGATGATGCAGTAAGGTCAAATTGTTCTCCCTTGACTTCTGGCAGCTCGGGGAATTCATCCGGTTCTACCGGGGAGATTGTGAACGAGGCGGTTCCGCCGGATATGGTGACCTGGTTGTCTTCCAGTTCCAGGCAAACTTCAGGAGCCGGAACTGATTTAACTACATCAGCCAGCAACTTGGCAGGCAGACAGAGGGTGAGGGTCTGCAGGCCATCAAGCAGATAATCATCGGTGTGCTCGACGTAGGTTTCAAAGCTGACATCAAGATCAGTGGCTATGATCCGGCAGCCGAATTCATCTACTTTGATCAGTACGCATGCCAGTACCGGCATGGTGCAGCGGGTTCCGGCAATGGCGGCGGCACGGGCAAGGGCGTTGCTGAATAGTGTTTTTTGAATGGTGAAGTGCATGGTGGCTCCTTAAACTGCAATGTAGAGGTGCTGGGCGTTAGCAATAGCGTCCTTGTCGCGCACATAACCGAACCACACCTTACAAAGAGCACTCTTCTTAACCACCAGCAGCCATTCGTCGTGGAATTCTAATTTGTATTTGACTTTACCCAGCACCAGACAAGATTCATCAAAAACGCACTCTGGAATCTGCTTGAGCATAGCCACTGTCATTTTTTTACCGTCAACACAGAGTGTTTTGATTGTTACGTTCAATTCTTTGATTTCAGTTTGCATTTGCTACTCCTTTTTAAATATTACCGGTTGTATACAAATATTACCGCTTATTACCGCTTAACTATTTGATATTACCTATATTACCGTATTACCGGTTATATATACGCGCGTGAGCGTTATGTATTGTGGTGTTATATTTTTACTCTCGCGCATACGTGCGGGAGGCTTTTAGCGGTAATACGGTAATATATTAATGTAGTCAGCAACTTATCCGGTAATATAAGCGGTAATATTACCGGTAATATTTAGCTGTTAAGTGGAAATTCACCTTCTAAAGCAAAAGTCTGACAGCATTCATGGAGCCAACAACCAGCCGTTTTGTTCCCTCTCTGGTATTCAGGTGCCAGCATATGGTCAGGCTGCTGAACCATTTTCCGACTTTTGTGCAGGCCGGTAATAGGATCTGTGGTGTTGGCTGTGCCCACCTTCCAGCCAGGGATCATATTGATATCGCCCTTAAACAGGTTTTGCTTGCGCGGGAATCGCTCCCCGGTCCGGTCGCAATATCTTCGGTAAACCTGATACAGGTGATCTGATGAACAAGGGCAGAACGGTGCCTTTGGTATTTCACCCTGATACCAATCCCTAACAAAGCTGCCTACGCTGTCTAGACTGGCCTCTATCAGTTGCTGTTTTGCCCTGGTGGCAGGTGGCTTACTGTGAACGTCAAAGCCTTCCATATTTACCTGTAAGAGGTGGTCGTGCAGAGCGGCTATGCCGCCTGAAGCAAGTTCATCCCTTACCTGTTGGTAGAAATCAGCCTCAAGCTTTTCTGGGGTATGCATGACCATGTAGCGCCGGTCATCATGATCCAGTACCAGCGGTACTGATTCGTTGGATAGAAATACGATGTTGACGTGGTTGCGCTCATCGTGAGCAGCAACGTTTTTGGGGTTGATCCTGATCCATTCGCCGGTGACAAATGCTTTAAGCTTGTTTTTGACATGGAACAGTTCTGTTCTGGCAACCACTTCATCGGCGATCATGAACAGTTTCTTGCTGGCCCAGTCGTTAAACTTGTCTTCAATGGCAGCCTGGTCAACGATCCGTCCGTATTCGCCGTAAATCGCCATGATGGATTCAAAGAAGAGGTTTTTCCCGGTGCCTTGCGGTCCGTGCAGGATCAGTGCGGTACGCATCTTTGCGCCGGGGTATTGTATTGGCAGGGCCAGCCAGCGCAGCACCCACTGATAGACCTCATTAGGGTTTTGTTCGTTGCTGCAGAGGTATTGCAGCAATTGGAGGAGTTTGGAGCAGTCGCCCTGTTTTGGTTTGGTGGGCCAGCCACCGTACAGGTTGCAGATAATGCGTGGATCTGTGCCGGACGGGTCAAAACCTACTTCATCCAGTCTTGCAACCTTTTTATGGGGGCGCATATCACGCCAGCCGTGTTCCGGAAGGATGTCAAGTACGTCAGCTTTGGGTACTAGGATATGTTCGTGGTGGTCAAACATGGTGCCTTTGCCGCCATAGATCAGGCTGAACCGCTCTAACCCCTCATCAATAGTAAGCATTGATTGAAGAGCTTGACGATTTTCCCTGCTCCCTGTGATTGTATCGCCGCGCAGCGGCTCTTTCAGCCAGCCTAGGGCTGATAGCTTGCCGATGATCTGATCAGTTACCAGGTGCAGGCCTTCAAGGCAGTGCAGGTCATTGAAGTCAGTGGGACCTTTTTTGTCAGTGGGGAGCTGTTGGCTGAATTTCGGCGCTATCCAGCTGCCGTTGACAGTTATTGCAGCTGCTTCCGAGCAGGATACACCAGCGTTTTTCTGGCGGTGAGGCTGTCCGCAGTGGACACAATCCCCACCGGTTACTTGCGTGTATTCTTTACAGGCGGTGCATTTCTGCAGCCAGTCGTCATCAGCGCAGATCAGTATCCGCGCACGCTTGTACTTTTTGGCAAGGGCCTGGCCTGCGGCCATGATGTTGTTAGCTGACCAGACGACCGCTACCGGGTAGCCGGTGGCTTCGTGCAGGGTTGCAGCGGTGGCGTAACCTTCTGCCAGCAGCAGTATGGTGCGGGGGTGTCCGGCGATTAAGTGCCAGGTGCCGCCACTGGCTATGCCGTAGGGCCAGAAGTCTTTGTCTCTTCCGATCTTGATCGCCCGTGGGTGATCTTTGGGCATGATCAGCTGAAGTCCTCTGATTCTTTCGCTTTCATCGGTGAGAGGCACAACCAGCGTTCCGCCTTTGCCAAATCTTACGCCGTGGGCCTGTACTTGTTTACGGGTAAGGTAAGAACTCTCCCCTTCAGTGGCGCACTTTTGCCAGCCCGCTTTGGCTTTGTCAGCTGCTTTGTCTGCCTGGCGCTTGCGCTCTGCTTCTGCCCTTTTCTGGCTTTCCATCTGCTGGGCTTTTAAGGCTTTACGCTGTTCTGGTGTGAGGCGTTCTGATTGCTGTTTGGACAAGACGACCTTTTGCTTACCGTTGTCGTTACCCTGGTAGATGCCAAAGGCTCCGACTATGTACGGATCTGCATCAATGGTGATGGTGTTAAGCCAGTACCAGCCCCGTTTCTCACGCTGGTTGTCTTGCGTGGTGCAGCGCTGGACGCGCGGGGTATCAATGGCAAGTGTTTCTACCATCAGGCCGTGGTCGCGCAGTTGCCCTATAACATCATCGTAGTTTGAATATCCGTAACTCATGGGGCCACCTTGCTATATTCTATCGGGCCGCCGTAGCCCATGACACGGCGGGTTTCTATGATAAGCTCAACGGCACGGGGATCATCGGCAGCAGCCTTGCGTATGGCATCAATCTCGTTAAAGACAAACAGGGCAAGGCCACGCCGGGCAGCTTCGGCAATGGCAGCTGGTGGTGGTGGGATGATGTTGCACAATAGGATCTCTTGACCATTGCTGGCACGCCGCACGGTAAGCAGGTACTGAAGCTCTGCAGGACGTGAAACAAGCGCTGCAGGACGTGGAGCCTCTTCATAATCCAGCGGTATGCCGTCAAAGAGGCTCATAGCGTACCTTGTCCCTCCCAGAACTTGATTTTGCTGAACCATACCTTTACGGTGTCACAGTGGAGACCGGTCATGATTGCAATAGTGCGCTGATCACAACCTAGTCCCATGGTAAGCAGTAAAATTTCAAACTGAGCATAAGTCATGTGGGCGTCAGCAAGTATGGTACCGGCACGGGGGGAAAACTTGGTCTCGCAAGAAGAGCACCAGGTGCGATCGCCACGCCAGAAGGTCTCAAGCGCACGCCGTCCCTGAATCGGTTGGCCACAACTGGCACAAGCAGCACCGCCAGGATATAACTGGCGCAATACTCGGGCTGCTGATGATTTTGCATCACATACCTCATGCAGCCATCCAATTGCATAACCACCCGACTCTATGTCAAAACCGCCTGTCATTTCTGGCATCGCCGTTTCTCCGCAATCAAAAAAATTTCATTCGTAACCAAAGCTCGGGCTCTC